CACCACCACTCACCTGTGGCCATATGAACAGTTTCGTTCCCAGCCCTGAAATTACAGCCAGCGCCACTTTGCACTACAAAGTGGAATCGTTCCCAATACTGGGCATGAACTGGAGTATCTGCGTGTGGAAATATTCTGCCGCCTGGGCGTATCTTGTTAATCATCACGCGGCCGAGTCGCTCTCCCTCCACGCGTGACATAAGCCCAAATATCATTGGGCGAACAATAGGCAAATGGATAAGTCCATCCATCCACACGCATTCGTGCTGATCCTTTTGTGATTGCTCCATCTCTGTTACAGAGGATGGTGGGAACCTGACAAAAATTGTCTGCACATCCTCAAACGGACCCTGTGGGTAGTCACGTAAATACGTATCCGCCTTCCACAATTCAGGTTGTCGCTGTATTTGAAACAGCAAAGAGAATGGGTCGATTCCTGCTGCAATTTTAAAAAAGTTCTTCATATCAAGGTTTGGTTGTTCCAAGGTCGGTAATCACCAGCGCGCCCACATTGGAAACAGTGACGCGCCAATAGTGAGGCGTCCCTTGCGTATCTTTCAGCACAAGACCCTTCGTGGCCTGATCAACAATGTGATCGTCAGTTGAATCGATGCCCTTCGTCGTGCGACTCGATGAATTCAAGCCCGCATAACCACTGGCGGCATTCAATTCAGATTCTTTCTGATAGCCTGTATGTGGATCTGCTGCCGCAACGTGAGCGGCAAAGGCTGCTGTGACTTCAGCATCGCGCGCAATAGCAGCATCAATACGTGCGTCTAACACAGTGCCCGTTAGATTGGCGGCATCCAGGTAATACGAACCTGGCTGACCATCAAGCAGGATTGCATCGTCGGCAGATAACGCTGATGTCGCCAACGTTGCCAGATTGGCGAGCGCTGCGTTAGCGGCATTCACTGCATTGGTTGCGTTTGTTGCAAGCGTGGCAAGGTCCGCAGTCTGTGACGTGATTGCAGTTAAAGCCGTGTCGGCTTGAACCTTGACCGCACGGAAATAGCGATCCCAATCCGCCAATGTCTTAGGAACAAATTTGAAGCTATCGAGGGGCATTCAAGAAGGCGTCCATAAACACAAGCTTGACTGGATCACTGATTGACCATTCATAAACGCGAGCTTTAGCGCGGCCGATGCGATCAAATTTAACGCCCGTTTTATACTCACCGATGGGGCCTAATGAACGAGTGACCGTGTTACTCCACGTTCTGCCGCTATCGTCAGACCATCGCAGCATCACTTCGGGCAGAGAGCCTTGGCCTAACGTCAAACCGACGCCCGTTTCAAACAGTAGTTGAAGGTTGTTGTGATCGAGCAGCTTGTTCTTGTCAGTGACGGCAGGACTGACGCAGGTTGCGACAATGGGATTGCCGTATTCTGCGTAAACCGTGCGGCTCATTTCGCCAATGCGGCCATCACTATCGAAGCGCAGGGCTTTCCCATAAGCGGTGTAAATAAATTCAGTTAGCCAAGTACCGCTGCCGTAGGTCCCTCGCTCATGCCATAGCTCGGTTGATACGTCATAGACGAAACAGCCGTCACTGAACTTGTATGACACCAGCGTGTGACCGTCTTCTACCCAGGCGAAGACCTTGCATGTGCTGATGTCACGCTTTTTGAATTCAACTTCGATGGCGTGCGTGGAAATTCTCACGGGGGTATAGCCATCGAGTCTGCGAGCCATACCGCGATGATCTAGGAAGAAGATGGTGTTGTCTTCTTTAGCGCATGCATATCTGCCGGCAATACCCGCCTTGATCACACCTTGTGGGCTACGCTCGAAAGGGAAATCTGTATTGCCAGAGTTGAACCACACCTCTGAAGTTTCTTCACCAAACAAAACGATGTCTGGGTAGTCGATGATTCCGCCCTTGATGTTGTCAGGCGAGCTTTCAGCCGTAGCAAAATCAAGCGCGTCAATGCTTGAGCCATCATACAAAGCCGTGCACATCAACCGACCACTGTTTGGCTCGACAAATACAAAGTAACCATCGATAAAGTCGCCCCAGATTGCGCCGGGAAAATCTGGATCAGTGATCCTCACCACGCTGGAGGCGTAGAGATAAGCGGTGTTACTGCTCACAATCAGCATCTGAATGCCGTTGTCGGCCATGAACACGCGATCAGTACCAGGAATCGTTCCAACTGATGTCAATGTGCCAGACGATGACAAGCTGTACAGCGTTGTCCCTGATACTACATGCCAGGTGCCATTGAGTTTGTGAGCGCCGCGTATGCCGCCAGTGGTTGCGCTGGCGAACAAGGAGCAACCCGGTATCCTCCACACCGCAACCGGCGCTTCTACATTCGGTGGTGGTTTCTCTGCGTAGCAATTCACCATGCCTTGTGCGGACAAGGGCAGGCTGTCGCTCTTGTATGAGCCGATGCCGAACGGAATTCGCACTAGAAGTAGTCCGCCTGCACAGGCGTGTAGATGTAATTCTTCGCAAGCTGGCGGCGTAACGTACGCTCAGCTAATGAAGGTCGCTCCAATGACAAACCACCCTCTGCCTGCATCAGTCCGTATTCGCCTTCAGGAATGCCAAAGTCTTTGGCAGACAGTGCAGCGAGCATCATGCAAACAGGTTCAACCGCATATGCTGGAATATCTTCCGTCAACGCCCATGCAACCAACCCTTCCGTGAGCAGCATGTCGTACAGGTTTGCGTATTTCGTCGCCAGCAACGCTACGTCGTCAGCGTTGGCTGTTTGAGCGACGGCGAGCACGCGCATGCGTCGCAACGTGTGCGTGTAAAAGTCACTAAGTGTCATGGGTAAAGAAAGGGGAGGTTTCCCTCCCCGTCTCGGTTAGATCTTCTGACAAAGAAGCATCAGCACGCCCGTACCTGCAGCAGCAGTTGCTGCGGCGGTCGTGGTTTGCACCTGTACCAACTGTGGAGCCGTCCCTGGAGTGGTGGCGGCAAAGGTCGGTGTCACAGGAGTCAAGCTGGACGTACCAGTTTGTGCGCCAGTCAATGCAGTCACAGCATCCACGCCGTTGATCGTGACCTTATGCACAACCACTGGCGAGCCATTGGTGTCCATATCAGTCGGAAACCAACCCACCACCAGAGGAAGCACGTTAGGGCCGATGTAGCCCGCTTGCATGATGTCGTTCAGCTCGTTATCCGTAGTGCCAAACGTCAAGTTGAATTTCGCCCAGAACGTACCTGCGCCGGGATTATCGTAAAAAGTCTTGGAAGCACTTGCTGCTACCGCTGTAGTTTCGCCTGCCATGTCAAACTCCTAAAAATTGAATCGATGCAAATGAAAACGGCCCACTCAAGGGCCGTTCATTCATCAGGTGTACGCGAAGAAGCCAGTGACGATACCGTTCTGGCGTGGGGTGGTGGTGTCAGTTGCGCCTGCGCCGAAGTACATCTTCGCAATCGCATCGATCAACTCAACGCCCGCGCCTTGCTTCGCGCCATAGTCACGCACGTTCGAAATCATCTTTGAGCGTTGTGCTACACCGTAAGCAATGGATTGCGCGCCACACAGAAACACAGGCATGACCAACGCAGACGATGCACCGACTGCACCGATGCCAGTGATTTCAGGGATTTCCCGGATAATCACGCCGTCATAGGTCAAGTCACCCGAGGTGAATAGCGGGTTGGTTGCGCCGCCGCTATAGGTCAGCAAGGATTGATTGATCGAACCCAGTGAGGCCTGCAACTGACGGAACAGTTTTGTGCCCGTAAAAGCCACATACCACTCTTCTTCATCATTCACCTTGATTGGGCGAATCTTGGGAGTAGCGGATTTCGCAACGTCCTTCAATACCTGCAAGTTCGCAGCAGTGAAGGTGTCATTGGTGGTATCAACGTTCGCCAGTGCAGTCGCATGGGTTGCGCTGTAGTTGCTGACGTTGTTGCCGTACAGCACGCGGTCGCTGTTGTTCACGTTCCAGGTGTTTTTGTCAGCCGTGCTTGCGCTGGCATAAGCCTGATGCGTACTGCCATCGGTCGAGATCGAGCCTAGAGCGAGGATGATGCGGTCGCGGATGTTCTCCTTGGACCAGTCCATCAGAGTTGCGCGCTTGGCTTCAACCAGATCGATCGCACTGAACTGTTCATCCAGCTTGTCATGCTCAACAGCCCAACGAGTGCGGTTGACAGTGAGACGGAAGTTACGAATGCCAACGGCTTCTTCGTTACCTTCCAGCGTGTTGTAGCCGGTGATACCGGAAGTCACACCAGAAACTGCGCCAGTGGCTGTGTTGGTGTTACCGCCTAAGCGATTGACCAATTCAAAGTTGATCGTTTCACCGACCGACTTCATCAGGTCTTCGTTCATCTGGATCGGTGAACTTTCATCCGAGCCGATGTAACGAGAGAAGCGATTGGCGCGAAGGTATTCGCGGTAGTAATCACGCTGCCATTTGATGACGCGTGCGTTAGTTGGTACTGATGTAACAGCCATTTGAAGAAACTCCTAAAGTGTGGGCGCTTTCTTCAGGCATAAAAAAACCCGCACGAGGCGGGCATTGATCTGCATGTCGAAAGTGTGTTTAGCCGGATTTAAATCGAACAAGACTTTTCAAATCATCGGGGTCTGCGTCGGTGCTCTTGGGAGCACTTGAATTGAGGTTGTTGAGTGAGCGAGGCACTGCGGCAAGGTCTGTCTGCGTCTTTTCCAATGCAGCCAGTCGTGCGGTTAGCAACGTGATTTGTTCATCACGCTTGGCGATTTCGAGCTTGGATTCAGCCGTTACCTTGTCGCGGTATTTCATGATGTCGCCACCCACATCGCCCAACTCCATCAGTCGCTTGCCTTCGCGATAGATAAACGCGAACTCATCGGGTGCAGTGTTGGCTTGGTGCATCAGAACGGCATCGTTCTGCGCATGGGTGAAAAACACTTTGGCCACATCATCAAAGTCAGGCATTTTCGACTTCGCCAACTCCACTTGCAGATTCAGTATCGTTGCCTCAAGCGGGCCAAGCCGCTCTTGTAAACGCTCACTGATCGCTGCATCGGGATTGTCAAAGATGTCCGTCTTTGCTTTCTGTGGTAACTGGCTACGAAGCTCGTCGCGTTCCCGCTCTGCATGCTGACGTTTGCGACGCTCATCTAAAATGGCGGCGACTTCAGCTTTGGTTAGTGCAGGTTTTTCCTCAGTCTTCGCAGCAAACCGACCCGCTTCATCGCGAGTAGATTCAAGCTTGGTCTCTGGTGTCTCAGCTATCGGCTCAACCGCAGGCGGCGCGGTAACTTCTGCTACAGGAGCAGCATCGCCCTGGCTTGGAGCTGATTCACTTAAAATGCTCGATAAACTCTCCATCTCAACGCTCATACATACCTCATTGAAAACGCCCGGATTCAGTCGGCGGCACTGTTACAAATCAAAACGCCCATTACGGTTGGCGGCACCTATTAACTGACTGTGACTTGTTCCTTAACGGCCAAGTCAGCAGTGGTGAACGTAGCCATCTTCACTGAGGCATCAACGCCTGTTTCAGTGGCGGCTGCTTCGTTCTTCTTGATCTCGCTTTCGATCTTGGCGATGTTGGCTTGTTTGAGTTGGACCTCAAGCTCGGCCATCTTCTGCTGCATCTCGGCCATCATCTTGGCCATAGGATCGTTATCGCCTGACATCTGATCGATGATCATCTTCTTGGTCTGCGAGCGAAGCTGAGACGCGCCAATGAGTGCTTTCGGTGGAATCTGCACTGCCTTAGACTTGGCAAGGTCCACGAGCTGCGCGTATTCCTCTGACTGAACCGTGATCGTGTCTGGCGCTTCGTCGATGATGATGTCCACATCCATCTCTGCGACGTTGTTCTTAAGCTTCGGCTTGCCGTTCTCCATCACTGGCTGACGCATGTTCGGGTCTTGCGCCATCTGATGAACCATCTGTTGCTTCTGTTCAGGCGGCATGTCAGCAGCCTTCAACTGCTCGGCCATCACATCGCCTTGCGTGACCGGCTGATTCAGCCCCACAAACTTGATGTTGTCCTCATCGTCAGTGACGCGGACCCACATCTCTGCGGTCCAGTACTGTCGAACTCGGTTCCAGGCATGGCGATACATGCGCAGCTTCCACGAACGCAATGCGTTGGTGAGTGGAACGGTTTGCAATGAGCCGGACTGTTGATCGAGCTGCTTAGCACGTCCTGATAGGTGGCCGGACTGGCCCATCAATGCGGCATTAGGGCCGGTAGCGCTGAGTTGATGGTCGGTGTATTGCAGTAATTGGAACTGGCCTTGTGCCAATTCTAGGTTGGTCACAATCTCCGACTTCATGCCGGGCGTGTATTCCATCACCCCATCAGGTGCATGCAATTGCTCACGTGCCTTCTTGATGTCTGGATATGCGCCCTTCTCGGCGTGAATCTGCTTGGTGTTGAGCAAGTGAAGCATCTTGCTGCGCCGCTTGTTCAGCTCGTCCTGTGGATCAAGCCAGCGAGGTACTGCACCGAACGGGTTGCCATCCTGGTCCTTGTACACGGCTTGCAATTCAATGCAGCAATCAGGCTCACCATCGTCATTCTGATACGGCGAAGGCTTTGGACCTTCGAGATAGCCACCCAAACACCACACTGCATACATCCACGTTCCATTCTCACGGTAGTAGACGGTGAATATCTGTACGCGTTTGCGCTTGCCGCTGATGACAGCAAAGCGCGGCCGATCATCGAATGTATCGCCATCGGTCAGCGAATTGTTGAAGCAGCTGGTTAGTGCGTCTTTCTTGTCCTTCCAATCGCGCTCGGCCTGTGCTGAGTCCATCCAGGTTGAAAACCCTTTGTAGGTCGCGTCTGAATAATCCAACTCAAGCGAATGCGGATCGTAGTAAAGGCGATCCCAGCGGATGCGCCGCATCTTTACATCGGGTGTTTTGTCCTTCTTCACCTCAACAATCACTTCACCCGCACACAACCCTTCAATGATCAGGTTATCGAATGCGGCAGTAGTCACTTCGGTGAATGCGTTGTCATCCTTGATGTAGCGCAGAGCGTCTGTCGCGGCGTCTGCTGCTTCCTCGTGCTGAGGGGTGCGCGGATAAGCCTTCGGGTCTGTTCTCGTCTGCTGCTCGATGCCTATGAGCGTGTCACACTTGTCTTGAATCTTGTTGTCGATGACAGGCGGCTGCTTGCGCTTCTTAAGGGCCTTCAATTCATCTTCAGATAACTGATCGCCATTCTTATACGCGCGGCATTTCTCAGCTAAAGCGCGAGCGGTGTATGTGGAATCAGCAAAGTCGCGGAACTCGCGTATGCGGTCCTGCAGACCTTCGTCTTGTTCCATCACGCTACTTTCCAAGAGTCTTCATCCTCGTCTGTTGAGCCGTAATCTGGTGGCGGTGGTGGCGGCGCTTGTGTCGTCTGTGTTGCTGGATGCGCATCCGCTAACGCGCGGCCCATGATTCCAGCGGCATCAACTTCGTCGTCGTTCTTGCCACCAGGAAACTTGATGTACTGGTCTAAAATGTCATCGCCCTCTGGGCCCGCTGGAAGCCATACGCGACCACATGACGCCATGCCTTGAAAGGACTGCGCCTTGACTTGTTTATCGCCACCGTGCGGGCTTATCGGTTCGATGCGGCAATAAGCTGTTTGCTCGCGCATCGCCTTCGTCACGAATCCTTGAATCGACTTCCAGTTGTTGTCATCTTCGGGAAACCAACACAGCGGCTGATGCTTGCGTATCAAGCCAAGCTGATTCTTTGCGCGATTGCCGATAATCCGCTCCGATGTGATGTCCATCGTTTCTTGATGTCGAAAGCCATCGAGCAAGTACAAGTCGCCCAGTGGATCAACACCCCACACGCGAACACATGAGTAATCGCTATCCGCCTCGCCGCCTGGCGCGTGATCGCTCGTGATGAACTTGTGTAAATTCTTTGGTGCTTCGTTGTAGCGTTTGAACCATTCGCGCTTAAAGTACGTGCCGTCTTGTGTCGTTGGTTTCTGTTGATAGAGACTTGTCCAGGTGCGCACGTTCTTTTGGAACGGCGTCCAGTGAGCCAAGCTGAACCACTCAGGCCAAAGCGTTTCACCGATCTTTCGTCCTAATGGATCGTCTAATCGGTCAGCAATAGCAGGAAGGCAAAGCACTTCCCACTTACGGCCATCGCGCCCTTCAAACAAACCGGACTCGCCATCCCAGTTCTCCGGAAGGATGCG